TGTTACTAAAAACGCTGTACCGCGTGCATCATTACTTGCTACTATGTTATAACCTGTTCTAGCATACTTATTTTGGTCGGTCACTAAGCTTAATCGTGGTGCATTTGCTAAGACAACTTTATTGTCTGCCGTACCTGCTGTAATGCCAATGCTTTCAACTGTACCATCAACGTGCTGTAAGAATATAGTATATGTAACACCGCCACCTGCAAAGGTAACATCTTGTGATAAGGTTAGCTCTAAGACATTAACAGCCGTCACCTCGCCGTCTTGCGTTCCAGTGCGTGTATTATCAGCCACTAATATTCTATCATTGGTAACTAATAAGTCTGCTTCTTGCGTTGCCTCGAAGTCAACCAGTGTATTTTGATACTGTATTTTGTTCCAAGCTCTATGTGCTGCAAAGTAGGCTTGCACGCCATTTCTGATGCCAACGCTTTCTATCTTATCCGGATTTGTTGCGCTCTGGTCGCTAGGTATATTTATACTAATTAGCGCGTCATCAACTGGACTAGCATATACAAACTCTATGCCATCATGGTTACTTGCATTACCAAACCTTACTGAGCGTGTTTCCGATTGTGGTAATTTGTTTCTGTGATTAAACAATAACACACTATCATCTGTTTCTTTCTCAAAGCTTAACTTGATTTTACTACCTTGTCTGTATGCCTGACTGTAGATTGCAGTTGCTATAGTTTGTGCTGTTTCCTCAAAGCTTAAATTATCAGCATCAAAGGTATAATTAAACTCTGATGCTTTAGTTGTACCAAAGTAATCTGTAACGCTCTCAGTGGTGCTTAAAACGCTCTCTAGGTCTACTTCTGTCAATGGTCTGCGCCCAATGAACGGGTCAACGCATATATTAGTCAATATTTGTGCCGCGTCTGTAGTTGCATACCTACTAACACCAAGTTCTTGCGCTTTAATACGTAAGTTACGCAAGGCAAAGAATGTAGTGCTCTGGGTGCTATATATAACAACTCTACCTGCTGACTTAGCCGTATGTGTTAGTGTTACTGACCTAGCACCTGCTGATACAGTTTCTACATTTGACATAGGTTGATTTGCATTATCTAGTATAACAACGCTAACAGACGTGCTAGTTGATGCTGATAGCAAGTCAAAGTCTACAATAGTTTTATAGCCTGTGTTGCCATATTCTATTGGCCTACTAATCCCATAACTGCCGCCATCATTAGCTACTTTAACGCCGCCGTGTTGATAAGTAATTACACCGCCATAAAAACTGTCTGCACTAATTGTTTGTGTGCTAGGATAATCTTCACCGCTAACCTGCATATCTGTTACAGTAAAATATGTGTCATTATTACCACACTGCAATAACACGAATGGATTTGCTTCTGCTCCTGTTGCAGTAAAGGTATATGTCGCTGTGCCGTTAGTTACTGTCGCTGTGTTTGATATAAAGCTTGTGCCATCGTGTAGCCCAATAGTAACTGTAGTCGCTGTTGTCTTCGTATTGTCCAATGTGAGTGTTACTGTAATGACCTGTCCATTACTGATAGCATCTAAATCAGCATAGCCACCATAACTACTACCGTCTGAACTAATAGTTACATTGTTACCTGCAACCTTAACTAAGCCGTTGCTATGGCTTGTCCATGTCATAGGGAATGTATAACGCTCGTATTGTATTTTAGGTAACTTGCGTGTCACTTCCATATTTAGCTTACGTGATTTAACAGCTAATGCGCCATCAGTAGCATATGTTACAGATTGTACTGTAGTTACATCGCCAAAGTCGTTTTGTGATACTGGTGACATAGCATATAAGTCACGCCATTTAACTTCATCGACTACAGTACCTTCAAAGTTAGTATCGCTATTTGTTGTACGTTTAACTCGTACTCTGCAATAGCCTGTAAAGGTAGGATTAATTTTCATAGTCAAAGCGCGTGTACTTTTGCTACTGCTCGAACCTAAAACTGTACCTGTGAATGTTTCTACTGTTCCTGTCGGCGTTCCTGTTGCGCTCGTTTGTTCGACTTGTACTTGCACTGCTATATTAAACGCATACTGCTGTTCGCCATCGTCTTTATACAAACCCTGCAACGCAACTAAATTAATGTATATTTTATCTAGGTCATCAACAAGTAAGTTAAACCAACCTATAAAAGCTTCGCCTGTAGAATACATATAAGGACTAAGTAAACCTGTTTCATCTGCGGGATTGTCATAGTCATCTAGCTTATTCCAGTCACTATTTACACTGGCAGGATTACTCAAACTGACTGTAGTTGCTGTCACACTAGATATTGTATAGTCACCTGCTAGATTAACAGTCACAATGCTACCAAGATTTGTTAAAAATACATTCTTTGTGCCAGTCTCGTTCGCGGCAAACTCATTTTGTATTTGACCCCAATTAGCGTTAATACTTTCTGGATAGTCTAATGTTATTGTTGTACTTGTAACAGCTTTAACAACATAATCACCATTGAGATTTAATGTGCTACTATCATCTGTTTGAAACAATGCAAAGGCAAGTCTTATACTATCATTAACACTAAAATCATTTGTTGCATCACCAGTTGTATATATTATCTCACCATCAAAACCATTAGACGCTATTTTACATTTAACATTGCGTGTTAATTGGCTACCTGCTGTGCCGACTACTGCTGTATAACTAGCATTAGTTACTGTTAATGTTGCACCTGATACAAATTCTTCTGTAAAATCTATGCCTGACGCTGTTGTAGTTATTTGATTTGGATATACAAACTTTGTATTATTATTGCCATTAAAGGCCGCCGCGTCTGGTGCTTTAAGTGTTTGTCCGTTAGCCGCATTACTCCTAACAGACTTTAGCACTGGCTCATTTATAGCTGAACCTATTGTTAATTGTGGACTACCATTATTAGGTGATGTATCTGGTGGATATATTGCTACTGAAGCACCTGATATGTCACTGATCTTAGTGTCGCCATCTTTTACATTATCAGCCGTTATATCATAATAACCACGACCTACGCACATATAAGCATATTCAACCTCTTGATGGTCAATAAATTCTTTGTATGGAACATTAAGTAAATCTGGTGTTGACCTAACTTTGCCAAATATGTCTGGTATGCGTGCTAATATCCTAGCGTTATTCTCTCTGTCTGATAATCCGTTATTTGGGCTTTCAGTTTGTGTGTTACGTTGCGTTGGTGTTGGCGGCCTCAGTAAAAACATTATAGCAACGGATATTGCTACACTAACTATTGCTACTATTATAGGTATAAACTGTGCAGACGGATAATTTACTACGTATATTGTATCTTCTAGGTTATTAAGTGTTTCTATTTGTGCTTCATTAGTTGGTGTTACGTCATTATCTAAACTTACGCTTTTATGGTAAATACGTGCGTTTTCAGGGAAAGTATTATATCTCTCCATTAGGAAGTCTGATATATTTTCTACATAATGACCTGACCATGTTTCAGGATCTAATGCGTTCTCTGCTATTATAACTTGCTTTAACATTTATAAAAACCCAACTTAGTGTAACCTAATTTTGCAATAGACAATGAAACATACTGCACTCCTGCTTCTTGTATATGTATCACTTTATCACGTACAAATACACCTACATGGGGCGCAACTTTGCTACCTAACATTATTACTAGGCATGGGCTGACGGGTCTGTCTAATTTTATTAATCTATGTCTTTTTGTCATATCAACAACACGTTTGCTTGGCGGCAATAGAAAGCCTGACAATGTATCGCCAATATCTTTCCCTGTTTCAGCAAAGTATACATCGCGTGCAAAATGGGCGCAGTTATAACTATTCTTGTCATAAGTCTTATAATAAAGCTCGTCACGCATTATAAGAACCCACGTAACATCGGAAAACGAGCAAAAGTATATGTTTCACCTGTTTTATTAATATTTAAGCTAGGTGCTTTTGCTTCAAAGACTGCGCCTTGCTCATTAAATGTAAAGCTCTCTACTTCAAGTGTCACAACATATAGTGGTGCTGTTAGTACGTCTGACCTATATGTGCGATAAATTAATACTGGTTTCTCATTAAATCCATCAGCCGTTGCTACTGCATCTAATTCAGCAGGTAATATCTCACCTAAGTCACCTAATGTAATTGTAAACGACTGATCTAGGTTCTCTCTCGTTTCACCTGCATCAATAGCTAGTGGGTAATATGTAAAGGTAACACTTGTACCGCTTTCGGTTGTAGCTGTAATCCCATTTGTTGCATTTCTTACAACTCTATATGTCTGTGTAAAGTCACTATGCGATAGTTCTATCGTTTCTAGCTGTACTATATTGCTATCACTATTTAAGTAAAATTCGGTATAATCAGACATTTAGGTAACTCGGAAAGTCGGTGTTTATTATTATATCTATATCATTTTCATCTGGTGGGAACAAGGTTGCATAATTTTCACCGTACTCTGGGTATAAGACTAATGCAATCAAATCGGCATCTGTATCTCTTGCTTTAGCATTTAATTCTAATTGTGCTTGTACGTTAAAGAAGCCATCTGCATATCTTGATGTAGATAAGCTATCTGGTATTATGCGTGCGTCGTATTCTTCTAGTGTGCCATAGTTAATAGCTAGGTCTATTTTAAAGCTTGTTGTTCCTGCAGCTGTAGTTAATTTATAGAACTCTCTAAAGTCTGCATATTCTGTTGTATTTAATATCCAGCTGACATTTGCTATAGTACCCGCATCAATAATATCTTTTCTGTATCTGCTTGTGCCACCTTCCAAGGGTATGGCTATAGTTTCTTGTCGTGTATCTATGCTGTAAGAGGCTTGGTTAGGTATATAATTGAGCTTGTATGGCGTGCTAGGCGTTCCTGATGCCGTTAATGGCTTTGCTTTCAACTCTAAATTGGCTCGCACTTCATAGTCTGTGCCACTTCTAGCACCTGTACTAATGCTATTGTCAATAAAGTATGCTGTATATTGTTCTAGTGCAGTTCCATCTATTGCTAAGTCAATTTCAAAAGGTAATGAGCCACTTTTACTATATGTTGCATAAAATGCCTTAAAGTAATTATAACCACCTACATCAAGTGTCCAGCTTACAGATACAACTGCTGATGGGTTCTTTACTGTTTGCCTGTACTTACCAAGTCCACCCTGTAAGACTGCACCAATAGTTTCTGCTCGTT